AACTCACTGGCAACCTTGACAGGCCACAAGCCAGACTCTTGAAAGTAATCCACGCGCATTGTGTCCGGTTTACCGTCTTTGCCTGGGTGTCTTGTATAAGTAACCTTGTCTACCTCGAACCATTCCGGTTCATAATCAGCCGATAAAATCGCTTTACTGCTTGCCTTGTGTTCAATCTTTAAAGCAGGTGGCGGGAATTCATAGCCACATTCACAAAAACGGGTTGACGCATAGACAATAGCTTCACACTCAGGACAGACTTTTACAGGTGCTTCACCTTCGCCTTTTGATTCGCGTTTATCCCTGATTTGTATCTGATCTATAGGGCCATGCCGATTGATGTTTCCTGCGTAATCCATCACCAAACAATCTACTTTGCCGGGTGCAATCCGCAGGCCACGTCCAGCCATTTGAACGTAAAGCCCTGGGCTTGCCGTTGGGCGTAACATAATCAAGAAATCTATGTTAGGCACGTCAACGCCAGTAGTGAGGCAATTAACGTTTGCCAAGCATTTAATCTCGCCATGCTTGAGCTGATTCAACAGTGCATCACGCTCTTTAGCGGGGGTCTTGCCTGATATAACCGCACAATTCACGCCATGAGCGTTTAACCAGTCGGATACATGGTGTGCGTGTTTAACGGTCACACAGAACACTAGCCCGGTTTTACGATCCTCAATTCTTGGCAAAGCATCCAGCAAAGCGGCTTCGGTTACATCGTCAACAACGGCTTCAAGCTCCTCAGTGATGAATTCCCCACCACGTTTATGAACTGCACTGGTATCAATCACAAAACCGACTTTTTTAGTCGTCAATCGTGATAGATAGCCAGCGTCCAGCAGTTCATTAATATCAATACTGACTGCAATATCAGTAAATAAAGCGTCCTTGCCTTTGTGCAAATACCCACTATCCAAACGGTAAGGTGTGGCGGTTAAGCCCACCACAGGAACCTTGCCGCAAATCTTATTCATATCGGCGATAAACTGCCGATACATACCGCTCCCCCGTTGCGGGATTAGGTGGCATTCATCAATGAGTATTAATGAAAAATCACCCAGCTTGTGCGCCTTGTTGTAAACAGACTGAATGCCACAAAATAAAACCTTGTTATCAGTCTGTTTTCTGCCAAGGCTTGCAGAATAGATACCCGGCTCAGACTCTGGATAAATTGCTATTAACTTTTCAAAGTTCTGAGAAAGCAGCTCCTTTTGGTGGGTTAGGATTAAAACCCGGCGACCTCCAAACTTTTCCAGCATATCTTTAATAATCATGGCAATTAACAGGCTTTTACCTGCACCTGTTGGTGCTTCCAGCAATGGGTTATGAACTAACCCATCACCTTTTCTATCCCTGAACCATTGCCACAAATCGGCAATGGCTCGGCTTTGGTATTCTCTTGGCTTAATCAAAATCATAAGGTTCTATATGTTTTGGATATTCAAGATGATTTCCAGTCCATTTCGGTTTACCAGCTCTGATTAACCATTCTTTTGCTTTATCAGAACGAGGCTCAAATACAGGAGTGGTTTTTTCACTATCAGGCGAATAACGTCTAACCTGTATTCTTCCATCCGATATTGTTTGCAAAGCAAGGTAAATACGCTTCATGACTACCAAGGAATGTCATCTTCAAATTCATCATCAGCCTGAGCCGGCTCAGGTGTAGCCACCTTTGCAGCACGATAGCCTTTAATTGCATTGCGCCATTCATCCGTGCCTTTTTGTTCAGACATGTATTTGTCTTTTTCAACGTCCAGGCTAACGACTAGATTTTTGTCGTGTATCTGGCTGGTGTCTTTTAGGGCTTTGACTTTTAACGCTTCACAAATCTGTTTAAGTCTTGTTTGCGCAATGCCTTGGGCCGTTGGGTTTGTATGCACCACGCACAGGTTTTCGAATACCATCCTGTTTTTGTATTTGCCATCCTGTACCACTAACTTTAAAGTTAAGTTAGTGCCTGTACCGGACTTGTTTTGTGTAATTTCGGAATCGGTGATTTGTACCAAGTATTCACCTTTTGGCAATGGTGAAAAGTCGGTATTGACTTCCTCAACTTCCGCAGGATTGAAAGGGGTGTTGCCGAATAGTGCTGATAGATTTGCCATTTTTATGCTGCCTCGTTTTCTTTTGTTAAAAATTCTTTTCGTTCGCTGAATTTAGGTTTCAGGTTCGCTTTTTGTTCGGTGCTAAGCATTTGCCAGATGCTTGTCAGCTCAACAATTGATTGTGCTTCGTCAATCATTGCGGCGTAATCGGTTTCTGGTTCTGGTGTAACTTCCGCGCCGGATTCGAGCCAGTTTAAAATTGATTTTCCAACACTCGTATCAAGCATAAAGTCTTTGCCATCAAATAATGATGTTCTGTCTTTTGATACAGATGCTAAATGACTTTGATTTAAATTAAATACAGCATCAAATTCATATTCCAACGAATCTCTTTGTCTTGGCGCTGTACCTACTTTACGTGGGGTTGCTTTTCCTGTAATTCCTGTTTCTACTACATATTCTGTTTTTGTTCTAATTGTCACAATAATATGTATTTTAGAGCTTAGGATTGCCTGTATAAAAGCATCGTGTCTTGGTGTTACTTTTGCCCAATCTTGGTATCTTCCGCCTAGTTTATTTTGTATATCAAGACAGCCTCCTTTTCCTTCCCATTCTGGAGTAATTGAGTCCATAACTAAAACGTCATAACCACCTTCTTCAGCGCCTTTTATTGCTTTGATATATTGTTCAGGAGAATAGTCGTTTGACAACTCCATAACATCAAATTCAAATTTGTCAGAATATAACGAGGCTGAACCATGCTCAGTATCTAATACTGCTGTTTTACCAAGTGAGTTTGCTACAGTTAAAGAACCCCATGTTTTACCTGATCCGCTAGGGCCATCAATTGCAAGCCTTAATTTTTTAGTTTTTTTCGATGCTTTTTTAAACATTAGATATGTCTCCATGCTTTTTTGTTTTTTATTTTCCCGGCTTGAACATCGGATATATTGAACATTTCCCCAAGCCTTGCATTTGATAATTCACTTTCCCTAATAAAATAAATGTCATTATCAGATAATTTTGCTCTTCCATTTGAAGAGCCTTTTAAATATCCGCCTCTGTTTGAATTCATCCTGTCTTGAGCATTATCTTTTTGAGTTCCACCTCTTAAATGCGCGGGATTAACACAAGCCGGGTTGTTGCAAACATGCCTTACTACTAAAGGATTTTCATTTGGATGAAACATTAAATATATTTCTCTGTGACATCTTCTATTTTGTTGTCCTACCTTTAAATATCCATAACCATCTGGATTTTGTCTTAATGTAAAATTCCAGCATTTTGAAGCGTCATCGTAATCAAATGATGTGCCATTCATTATTCTGTCAAAAACCACAGGATTAAATGATCTAGCTTTTTCAAATAAACTATCTTTTAAAACTTTGGCTTTCGTAAATTTCATATAATTACCATTTCGCTTTGGTTACTTCGTTTTTCGGCTAGTTCGTATGCTCTCCCGTAGGCTTCTACATACGACTTAGAGGTTTTTTGCGGTGGCACTCCTAGTGCAAAATCACGCTCAGCCAGTGCAATTTGTGCCTTAATCACAAGGGCTTTTATAATTGAGCGTTTCATGTTGAGAACTCTTTAATAGCTTTTTTCTCGGCCTGCAATTCCCAATATTGTTTTATCCACGTATGCTCAAGCTCGCCAACTAACTGATAAAGACCCTCCTCGTAATATGCTTTACGAATAATTTTTCTCGCTTCATCAAGCTCGCCTAATGCTTCATCATGGTTTTTAATGTCTAACGGATAGTATTTGCCGCCTTTTTTTGTTAGTTCGGCAATGCGCTTATTCAGCGCATCATGAAATCGGTCGGCTACATGCTCACCATGTAGATGGTCGTCAATTTGGCGACTAACGTGGCAGTAGCTCATTTCCGTTTCTCCACGGTAGCTTTGGCTATGTTCAAAGCTTTAACTTCGGCCTTGGTCATCTCTGATTTAGCCTTAATTTCGCCTTCTAGCGCCACGGTGTATTTAGTGCGGTAGTAAATGTCGATACTGATTGCATAAGCAGCAGCGACCAGTACAGCAGCGACAATCAGCAAATGCTGGTTGGCTCGACGCTCTAAGTCGTCGAAGCGTGAGTCGTGCTTTAACTTGCCTGTACGTTCTAGGTTCTTTCTGTTATTCAGAGTTTCTTGTAATGACATTGTTATCTCCTATGTTTGATTGAAGAAAGCCCAAGCCGGTGAGAGTCCGACCCCTTGCCGGTCGATTATTTGAGCTTTCAAGTGATTGGATGGGGTATCAACAGTTATTAGCCGACTTTCGAGATGCGTACCGGCCACCATCCAATCCTTCAAAACTCAAGTTGCCCGTCTTTCCGGGCTGTCAGGTTTCGCTCCTAATCTCGACTTCTGGCGTGAAACTCCACAGTGTCCATAGTCCTTCGGAATCCGGTATCTTTCCCGACTGTCACCTGTTTTTTTTCAAAAAAACCTGGGTAAAAAATAGCGTCTACTATTCATCCGATATTTTTGTATCTAGCTACCAATAAGCCTCGTTTCCCCTGATTACCAGGCCACCCGTTAAGGAAGGACGCCCCATACCATCAATTCTTAAATTAGTTGCCCACTCTTACCCGGTGGGCATTAGGTTTTTATGAGCCTTCCGATTTTTAAGGCGGAAGGTTAATCGCCACTTTTCCACAGTTGCGAGGTTGCCTAGATACCGCTAGGCCGGTCATTTGCTTAAAGAGCTACAACAGCCAATCAAGGACGGACTGAGGATTTGGCATTACTGCCTAATTCAAAAAGACCCTGGACGAATCCAGGGTTTGAGTGTGCGGGAGGTTCCGCGAACTTCTCGGAGCGACTCGATGAAGTTGGGTAAATTATAGCTTTCTGCTTTAAAATTACAATAGGCAATAGCAATATTTTTGCAAAAAAATATCAGTCACATACTAAGTCTGTGATTTTGCGAAGAATTATTTTTTGTTCTTCGGTCAAAACAGACTGTTTTTGTGAGCATGGAGGCTTCATTGGCCCGCGTCCAGTGCCTAACCATTCAAGACATACATTTAAAACAAAGCAAATTTCTATCAATTTTTCTAACCCTGGCATCTTTATTCCGTTCATCCATTCACTTACTGTTGCCTGACTAACCCCAAAGGCTTTAGCCATATCTGTCTGTTTTGGTTTATCTGTATTCCAGTGGTTCTTACACGCGGACAAAAGCCTTTTAGAGAACTCTTGTTTTATATCCACATTGCAATAATGCCACAGATTAATATTGCAATTGCCTGTTGCAACGGGTTCACAATCGGCTATAATTATGTCCATGGAAACACTCAGATTAATCAAAGGCGATAAAACACAGCTCGAACTAGCTGCCATGCTTGGCGTTAGTCAAGCCACGATTAGCGACTGGATGCATGGAATTAAACGTCCGCGTCCAGTTCATTGCAAAAAAATGGCTGAGTTGTCAGGTAAGCCATTAGGAACAATCTTTGTAGAGTTTTATCAATGAACGAAGAAAAAAGAGACTTTCGTGAGGAAACACTTTTGAACGCTGCTGAATGGCAGCTCTTAAAAGCTTGCTCAGGAAGGCTTGGTTTAAGCAAGTCTGCAACACTTCGTTTCGCACTTCTCCAACTTGGTAACAAGATTACTCGCGAAGAAGTATTGAGCGATACAGGAATTGTTACGGATAGTTATGTGCGGTAGCGAACAGACAGTGTTTTTATTGATGATGATGGGATGACTATGAAATTACAACTTAATGATTATGTGAACTATGAAACTTTGGTTTGTCCTTCGTGTGGTGGTGACAATTTGCATCATGGCGTTATTGAAACGTTTTATACAAACGATCACAACGCTAAGACAGGCGATCATCTAACTATTGATGTTAATGGCTGGGTTAGTAAGGACAAAAACATTAAACAAAATCCAAGCCCCGGTAGAGACGGAATTTTGATTCATTTCACTTGCGAGACTTGCCCAGCTGAGAGCGTTTTATCTATTGCTCAGCATAAGGGCAATACTCACATGGTTATGGGTTTAATCAATAAAGTTATTAGTTATGATGCAAAATCATAACAATCAAAACAGCATGATTAATCATGCTCTTTCGTATATCAATACGCCTTTAAGCTGGCGTTTGTGCAAATTAAGACCTAACAGCAAAGCCCCGATGTTGGCAGAGTGGAACTCTCCCGCTTTAACTGTTGGCGACTCTGAAACCGCTATTTCAATCTGGAATAACTCCAAGTTTGGCATGGGTTTGGTACATGAAGCATCACTGACAGGCGCATTTGATGTTGATTCTCTTGAATGGGCAGAATATGCGTTTGCTGAGTTTGGAATCAGCATTAATGAACTATTAGAAGGCTATCCGCGCATCAAGGGCAGGGAAGGCCGCGATAAAATTATTTTTAGCGTTCCTGAGTGCTTATCGACTGTAAAACTAGTTTGGCCTAAGCAATCAGAAAGCAGCAAACCAATAACCGTTTTTGAGTTGCGCGGGAAAGGTGGTCAAGACGTACTTCCTCCAAGCATACACCCCGATACATTAGAACCTTATTCGTGGGTTGTATCTCCATTCGAATTTAAAGACGGTATTCCTACAGCTCCATCGGCATTGTTAGCAATTTGGAAAAACTGGGGCGATTTTAAGCCACAATTCGAAGCGGCTTGCCCTTGGTTAGAAAAGGAAACCGTTTCCTATCCGCCCGTTACAACTCGCCATGTTGGGCGCTCAGATTCAGGCATTATTGATAAATTCAATGATGCGTATGACGTTGCTGAAATCTTAGAAATCAATGGTTACAAACGCAAGGGCAAACGCTGGTTATCTCCAACATCATCAAGTGGGATACCTGGTGTTGTTGTGTTTGATGTTGATGGTAAAAAACGTTGCTTCTCGCATCACGCATCAGACCCATTGAATGATGGTCACGCGCATGACGCTTTTGATTTGCTGGTTATCCTGGGCAACGCTGGAAACTTTGCCAACGCTTTAGAATCTGCGGCTTCCTCATTGGGTATTGTGTTATTGCCTAAACAGGTTGAGCATTTTTCCGAAATTGATATAGAGCAATTAAAAGCCAATGCCAAGGAACGTAAAAACGTTACCAAGGCGGCAATCTCTACAGAATTTACGCCTAACCTGGTTCTTCCTGTTCAAAAACTACAGGAATTGTCGGATTGGTTTTCAGGCTTAACCGATGAACCAACGCCAGCAATCAGCACAGCAGGAGCTGTTGCGTTTGGTAGTGTGTTGGCTGGTCGTATGTACCGCAGCACTGAGGCAAATTGGACAGCGTTACTAATGGCTGTTTCTGGCCCTTCCGGTGTTGGTAAGAACTATATCAAAGTCGGCATTGAGCGCGCACTGATTGAAGCTGGTTTAAATGCCTTGGTTGCAGGTGACTTTTATACGCATCAAGCAGCGGTTTATAGTGAGTTGCGCGTTAAGCCTTGCCATATCTGTATATCTGATGAGTTTGGCGAAAACTTCCTAGAAGCCCGCAAAAATAACAACGCTAATAAAATGACTGTTTTCAAGTCATTTAAAAAAGCCTATTCAGATTCAGATCATATCTATAAATCTGAGTCTTACTCCAAAATGTCCGGCAAAGAAATAGACACAACGCCAATCGTGTGTCCATCTTTGACATTGCTAGGCTTAACAACTCCCTTACAGTTTTATTCTGAAATAAAAACCAGTCATATTGAATCCGGTTTAATCAATCGCTTCATTGTCGTCAATATCAATAAAAACGACAAAATTCAGTCTGTACGCGGTGACTATTCACCATCTCCAGCATTAATAGACTGGATGAAAGACGTTAGACGCATCGGCACGATTACGCTGCAAGCATTTGATGCTATGCCCACGTTTCAAGTCGTAAAATTTACCAATGAGGCTATGCGCCTTTTTGACAAGGCCAAACGGGATCAGGATATTTTTTCATCAAAGCTGGAAGGTGAACACATGGACGCAATGCCAGCACGGTGGCGTGAGTCGTCAATGCGTTTGGCAACCATGTTAGCCGCTTGTCTTGACCAGAAAAACCCGACCATCACCGAAGAACTAGCCTTTTGGGCCATCAATTATGTGTTTGGTTATGGAATGCAAACGGTGTCAGTGCTTCAAGAGGGTGTAGGCGAAAACGATTACCAAACCCAAGCCAATGCCGTGCTTGCGTTTATTGCCAGTCGTAATGGTGTCCAGGATCAGGAATTAAGCCGGAAATTTAGAGGCTTGAAGCGTAAAGACAGGGTTGAGATTTTGACTCACTTACAAGAGGCTGAATTGATTTACTGCCAAAAAGAAACAAACGGCACGGGTTCTCGTGGGCGTGAGGCAAATATTTGGAG